GAAGCAGTACAAGTTTTGGTTAATGCAGTAGCAGTAGCGCAAAACAAAGGAGCATTTACTTTAGGAGATGCAAAAGTAGTAATTGATGCACTACAAATTGTAAAACCCGAACTATTTGTTCAACAAGTAGAGAACGTAGAAGAAATGTAAAACAATGGGTGGTGTAAAAGCCACCCTTTTTTAAAACCATTATGCAAGAAACAACAAAAGATTTGTGTTATTATGCAGCACAATTATATCACACCGATAGAGTTCCGTCAGATATTATTTACGATAGGATATTAAATAGCAAATCAAGGTTAAAAGAAGTCGCACAAGCCAAGCAATTAGTTGGGTATATGTTATACAACCATTTAGGATTTACTTTGCAACAGGTAGCGCATGAATTAAATTTAACAAACCATTCAACTATTATCTACTGGTTAGATAAAATTCAAGTTCAACTTCGTACCAATCGAAGAATGCAATATAGATACGATTATATGAAAGATGTATTGCGTGGAGAACAAAAAGAAATTATACGCCAAGCATCAAACGTTCCGAATAGGAATGAATTAAGTGAAGCAGATATGCAATTTATGAAATCAAATTTTAATAATGGATATAGTGTTTCTTATTATGCAGACGTATTGCGTAAGAATAGACAACCTGTAAAAGTATATTTGCGATTTTTGTTAAAAGAAATTAGTATATTTAGCGCACCGAAAATAGATAGGTTTCGGACTTCCGGTATTAAATCACAATCAATAGATTACTAAAATGAAAAAAACTTACTACTTCCAACACGATTTTGAGGCGATTAGCGACCCTAAAATTCAATACATCTTGGCAAAGTTTGGTGGCATTGGCTACGGTCTTTGGTGGCGCATCGTAGAAATGCTACATCAAGAAGATGAAAATAAACTCCATCATAAGGAATACTTATACTTTGCATTGGCTAATCAATTACAATGCGAACAAGGTTTGGTAAAATCTTTTATTCAATCTTGCATTGAAGATGTTGAACTTCTTGATAGTGATGGCGAATACTTTTGGAGTGAACGAGTGTTAAAGAATGTTGGCAAAATGCAAGAGTTAAAAGAAAAGCGTTCAAGTGCTGGTAAAAAGAGTGCAGAAAAGCGTACTGATAATCAGCAAGTTGCAACAAGTGTTGAACAAATGCTAACAAGTGTTGAACAAATGCCAACAAAAGAAAACAAAAGAAAAGAAAATAAACTATATAGTAAGCCAAGTTTGAGTGAGGTTATTGATTTTTTTAATCAGAATGGTTATCAAGATGCAGGTGCTATAAAAGCATATACCTATTATGATGAAGGAGGTTGGACGGATAGTAATGGAAACAAGGTTAAGAATTGGAAACAAAAGATGCGTGGCGTTTGGTTTCGTGATGAATACAAGATTAACAAACCAACAGTAGCAAACTTCTCTTTACCTATAAACTAATGAAAAAGGAAATAGCAAAAGAGTTACAAGCGTTTGCAAAAGTAGTTGAGGAACGTTTTAGTAGGACAGATAGAGAAATGAACTTTAATAACGAGCAGTTTAAGATTGAAAAGATAATTCCATCAAGCGACCATTCTGCTTCGGTTGTATTTAAAAAAAATTCGGGTAAGTTAGGAGTTGCATTTTTCTACTATCAACCAAATGGAATTGGTAAAGGTTGGAAATACTTTTTTCCTACTGATAGCCACATAACTGGTATGAGAGCATTTGAATATCATAAATTAAATGCAGAGGAATTTAACTTTGATAAAAACTTTTAAAATGAAAATACTAAACTTATATGCTTGTCTTGGTGGTAATCGTTACAAGTGGGGAGATGAACACGAAATAGTAGCAGTTGAACTTGATGAAGAATTAGCACGATTATATCAAGAAAGATTTCAAAATGATAAAGTTATTGTAGGAGATGCACACCAATACTTATTAGACCATTACAAAGAGTTTGATTTTATATGGAGCAGTCCACCTTGCCCAAGCCATTCAAGAGCAAGATTTGCAAGAAGAAATACAACAACTCCGGAATATCCCGATATGATGCTTTACCAAGAGATACTTTTTTTAGACAACTGGTTTGATGGAAAGTATTGCGTTGAAAATGTTATTCCATATTATGAGCCATTAATAGCAGGAAAAAAAATAGGAAGACATATATATTGGACAAATTTTAGATTACCCAATGATTTAAATGAAAGGAAATGCAATATAATGGAAGGAGAAGACGAAGTTAGTAGATATTGCGAATATCATGAATACGATTTTAGAAAATATAAAGGAGAACAAAGGACTGATAAGATAGCAAGAAACCTTGTTGACTTTGAAGCTGGAAAAACAATACTTGATACTGCACTTGGTATAGTAAGTAAATCAAATACAAGCCAAGTTAAATTATTTTAATACATTTGTAAAAACCTAAAACAATATGATAAAAAAACTAACTGACTTCGAGAATGAAATTTTGGCATTTCATAAACAAGGTATTCAAAAAGGCGACTATTGTGGCTTTGATACTCTTGACGAATACTATACAAGAAAAGCTGGTAGTATGACATTCATACTTGCATCGCCACATTCGGGTAAAACTGAATTCAACTTGGAGTTATTGTTAAACCTTTCTTTGCTTTACAATCAAAGGCACATTCTTTTTACACCGGAAACAGGCGACTATAAAGACATTGCTAAAGAACTCGTATCAAAGTATTGCAAGAAGCAATTTTTCGCAAGTGATTTTGAGCATTGTACTGAAGCCGAAATTTATAATGCTATAAACTTTCTATCCGATAAATTCTTTATTGTAGATAACGATGAGAATAGTTTTACGTTTGATGATATAATAAACCAAACAAAGCAATTTGAACTTGATAATAAAGTTAAAATAGATAACATTCTATTTGACCCATACAACGAGATTAAACACGATATGAAAGATTATGCAGGTCGTCAAGATTTATATATCGAAGATGCTATTGGTAAGTTAAGACGCTACGCAAAGAAAGAAAATAAGCACATCTTTATTTGTATGCACCCACAAGACCAAGCACCGATAACGGAGAATGGAATTACTTTCTATCCACCACCACACCCAAGACAATCAGCAGGGGGACAATCGTTCTTTCGTAAAGCAATGGCATTTATAATTCTTTGGCGACCACCAAAAGGATTTATTGATAACGAAACCGGGCAACCATACGAGGATAATGAAACGCAAATACACATTGCAAAGGCAAAGCCAAAAGGTAGTGCTAAACTTGGTAAATGCAAGTTGTATTTTGATTGGAGAAAGAATAGATTTTATGAACGCAAAGATGATGGCATTTACTTTGGGTTAGAAGCAAAGGCAAAGCGTGAACGTAACGTGGATGCTGGTAATTTGGAATTATCGGCTTTAAAAAATACATTTGGCAAAGAATTTAACGAAGCACCTTTTTAAAAATGAAAAGCATTGTAACAAACGAGGATTGTATGGAGTTAATGGCTCGTTATCCCGATAACCATTTTGAACTTGCTATTGTAGACCCACCTTATGGAATTGCAAGATTTGGAAATCGTGTTGAATTAAGTAATAGAATATCTAATAATGCAAAATTAAATACTTGGGATATTAAACCACCATTAGAATATTTTATTGAATTATTTAGAATATCTAAATTTCAAATAATATGGGGTGCTAATAATTTTAATTTACCTACAACAGAATATTTTATTATATGGGATAAAGAACAAAGTGTTGATAATTTTGCAAGTGCTGAATATGCTTGGACTAATATAAAAAAACCTGCTAAAATATATAAATATTCTATTCATAAAGTAATAGCTCAAAGAAAATCAGATGGTGGTAAAATACACCCGACTCAAAAACCTGTAAAATTATACGAATGGCTTTTAATGAACTATGCAAAAGAAGGAGATAAGATACTTGATACGCATTTAGGAAGTGGTAGTAGTCGAATAGCAGCATACAATTTAGGATTTGACTTTACTGCTTGTGAATTAGATACAGAATACTTTGAAGCACAAGAAAAAAGATTTCAGCAACATATAGCACAACAAAGATTATTTTAACTATGAGCAACTACAAAAACCATTTAAACAATTTACAAAGCCAACTCGAAGGATTAAGATACTTTCAAGAGGAACGATTAAGATTATTAATGCTTGGTATTGACCTGCAAATTATCAATAGGGAATTAGAAGATTTAAGTGGATTTGATAATAACATTGATAAGGCATCTGCGCTAACTACAAAGGCAAAGGAATTGCACGACACAATGTTTGCACGTTATGAAGCAGCAACTATGCAACTTGACATTGTTAGAAACGATGCAATGGCTTTATGCGAATACACAAGAGATTTAGAAAAGCAACTTGAAGCGCACAAAGAATTATAATGAAGAACGCTGAAGATATAGTTCAACTTGCAGTAGTAAACTACCTGCGTTTAAA